AGCAGATAATGCAGGCAAGGCAGGCAGCGATGCAAGAGAGAGCCGCTGCTGAGGCCAGTCGTGTTGGTGGTGGATGGGCTCCATTGTATGAGCAAGCACGAGGACTGTCTATGATGGGTGCTGAAGCACTTGGTCGTGGTCTGTTTCCACAAGCACAAGACCCTGTATTGCAGAGGGCGCAGGTAACACAGTCGATTGTGCAGAAGTATCGTGGACAAGATATTAATGATCCTGATGTGTTAAGAAGCATGGCCTCGGATTTCTCCAGTGCTGGATTAAATGAGATAGCGCTGCAACTCGGTGAAGAGGCTAAAAAGAGGGTAGGGGCGCAACCAGATCCAAAGAAACAAGCAGAGTCTATCGTACTAAACATTGGACAGATTCCAGAAGAACAGCGTACAGAGCCGCAAAGGGCAATGTACAATGCGGCACAGAGTCTGTTGACTCGCGAGAAAGAGCCTAGCCTTGCTAAAAGATTGGTAGATTTACAAGTAAAAGCATCTACGACAAAACTTGATCCTAAAGAAACAGCAGAGTTGGCAGCGCTTGAGCGAGTTGTAAAACTACAGTCTCCTAAAGGTGTGGACCTAAGCGGCCTTGCTTCTGTCTTTGGTGAGCAAGCCTCTAAAGAAGAGGCAAAAAAATTAGGGGAGCAGTTAGGCGCTATCCAAGGTAAACAACAATCTGTTGAAAGTTTGAAAGCAGCTTTAGGGATACTAAAACAAGGTATCTATTCTGGTTCTTATGGAGAATTCCAATCAGAGCTGGCTAAGAAAACACTTGGTGCTGTTGGTGATATAAAACGAGTAGAGAATACTGAAGTATTTATTAACGAAGTAAACTCTAATGTTATTCCTCTGTTGCAAGAGTTTGGTGGTAACGATTCTAACGAAGAATTAAAATTCCTACAAAGGCTTGTTGGTGGCGACATAACATTACAGCCTAAGTCTATTGAAAGAATTCTTAATAGCGCCATTACAAAAATTAATCGTGGTATTGAAAGAACTGCTGCGCAGGGTAGGTTGGTCAGGGAAGGTAAAATGCCAGAGTTACCAAAACCAACTACCAAGCCTCCTGTTGAAAGATCAACTAAAAGCGGAATCAAATATCAAGTAATTGAGGACTAATTATGCCTACTTATGTTATTGGTGGTAAGCGTATTCAAACTGAACAGCCTTTAACAGATACACAGATTGAAGAGATCGCTGTTGATCTTGGTGTTACACCAGCACCACAAGCACAGACACAACCACAGGCTTCTGCACCGACATCTGGGTTTTTAATGGGGCTAAAAGATCCTATCAGCGGTGGGGCGCAGTTACTTGAAAGGATTCTTCCTGAGCCTGTTGTAAAACAAGTAAACAAACTTAATCAAGTATTAGCTGAGTATGGTCTTGTTTCAAAGTTACCAGAGGGCGGTGTAAGTCAAATGGTAAGGGAAGAGGAGCAAGCCTACCAAGCAGGAAGAGCGCAAAGAGGCGAAGAAGGCTTTGACGTTGGAAGACTTGGAGGTAACATAGTAAGTGGTGTTCTTCCAGGGGCTGCTGCTACTAGGCTTGCTGGTACTGGTTTAAGAGGTGCTGCCGTGTCTGGAGGCGCTACAGCAGCGCTACAGCCTGTTACGCAAGGACAAGAAGAGGACTTTGCTACAGAAAAAGCAAAACAAGTTGCTGGCGGTGCTGCTTTTGGTGTCGCTGGTCAGAAGGTATTAGAAGGCGCTGGTGCTGCTCTTAATCCTTTGTTGACTAAAGCAGAGCAGACAATGCGTGACCTTGGTATTAAAGGCACTGTTGGTCAAAAACTAGGAGAGCCTGCAAAAGCAATTGAAGAGTTTGCTCAGAATCTTCCGATTGTTGGTACTGCTATTCAATCACAAAGAGAAAAAACTTTGTATAATTTTAACAAGGCTATTATTAATAAAGCTCTTGATAAAGTAAATATAAAGTTACCAGCCGATGCTATTGGTCGAGACGCTGTTCAGTTTGCTACTGACAGGGTTAATGAGGCTTATGATGATGTATTAAGTAAAATGAGTTTTTCATTTACTCCTACTGTTAGTAGTGACATTCTTAATGCGTTAAACAAAGCAACTCTTCCTTCACCAGCACAGCGTCAAATTGTGGAAGGTATTTTAAATAATGTAGTTTTAGATAAAGTACCACCATCAGGTGTTCTTACTGGTGAGGCTATAAAAGGTATTGAATCTGATCTTCGTAAACAAGCTATTGGTTATCTTTCTAGTTCTACTCAAAATGACAGATCAATCGGCGATGCTTTACAGTTAGTTCTTCGTGAATTAAAGAAAAACATATATGATCAGAATCAGAAACTAACTCCACAGTTACGCCGTATTGATAGTGCCTATGGTGATTTAGCAGTTATGAAAATGGCTGCCGCAAACACAGGCGCTCAAAGTGGTGTGTTTACTCCAAAGCAATATCAACAGGCGGTGCGTCAAGCAGACCAATCACGAAGGAAAGCTAGATTTGCTGAGGGTCGTGCAAGAGGTCAAAAAGAGGCTGAGGCGGCTATGGAGATGATTGGTGAAACTCCTGGTGCTGTTCTTGAGGGCCGTCTTGCTGGTCTTGCTAAAGGCGGTGCTTTGTTTGGTATGTTTGGTTATGATCCTGTTACGGCTACTGCTTTAACTGGAAGTACACGACTTCTTTATAGCGATATGGGCCAAGACATAGCAGATCTTATTCTTAGGTCGCGCACGCCTTTGATGCGTAAAGCAGGTGAGAAAATGACAAAAGCAGCGACACCTGTCGGCGCTCCTGCCGGTGCTGGTTTGTTGACGCAGTACAACATAGCCACACAAGTTGCGGAAGAAGAATAAAACCATGAAAGGATTTACCAATGTTAGCCGAACTAGCAGCGGCAAATGCAGCCTTTCAAGTAATAAAGACTGCTATCAAGAATGGAGGCGAGATACTTAGTGCTGGTCAGTCACTACTAGAATACTTTGATAATAAGAACAAGTTACAAGAGAAGGTAGAGAAGACTAGCACTAAGAAGCGGTCAGACTTAGAAGAGTTCCTAGCACTAGAGCAACTAAAACAACAAGAACAAGAGTTGCGAGAGATGATGATATATCATGGCAGGCCTGGACTGTGGGATGACTGGAACAACTTCCAAGTCAAAGCCAGACAACAGCGTGATGAAGAAAAGCGCCAACAACTCAAAGCAGAGTTAGCAAAGAAAGCCAAGACTAATAAGTTTATAGAGACAGCACTGCTAACCTTCTGGATAACGATGCTGATATTGGCTGTATTTGGGTGTGTTATTGGTGCAGTGTACCTAACTATGGAGTATCAATGATTCCTATACCACTAATACTAGAGATTGGCTCTAAGATCCTGGATAAAGTTATTCCTAATCCAGAGGCTAAGGCACAAGCACAATTAAAACTGTTAGAGATGCAGCATCAAGGTGAACTACAGAAGATGCAAGCAGATATAACAGAGCAGGAAGAGCTTACAAAGCGCTTACAGGCTGACATGGGTAGTGACTCTTGGTTATCCAAAAACATCCGTCCTATGACGCTTATAGCCATCTTAGCGGCCTACTTTATCTTTGCCTTTATGTCTGCCTTTGGCTATAATGCCAACAGTAACTATGTAGAGTTACTAGGTCAGTGGGGGATGTTGATAATGTCCTTCTACTTTGGTGGTAGAACTCTTGAGAAGATTCTTAACATGAAAAAGGAAAAGAACAATGATTGATTGGGGTAAATATCCTAACTTCAAAGCATCAGAGTTTGCTTGTCAACATTGTGGCTCTGAAGGCATCAGAGAAGAACTAGTAGCAAAGTTACAAGAACTTAGGAATGTCTATGGTAAGCCTATGGCAATCACCTCTGGGTATCGTTGCCCACTGCATCCTGTAGAGCGTAAGAAGAGTGTGCCAGGAACACACGCAGAGGGTCTTGCTGCCGATATTGGCATCCAAGGCGAGGCTGCTATAGAGTTACTTCATAAAGCCATTACAGTCGGTTTTACAGGCATTGGTGTGCAACAGAAAGGCACTGGTAGGTTTATACACTTAGATGTTGGTAAAGGGTCTACCAGACCAGCAATCTGGAGTTACTAAAAAAGAAGCCCCAATTAAGGGGCTTTTTAATTACTACACCACGAACACCACTATTCCCATTGTACCACAAACCTAAGAAAGCCAATGTCGATGATGACATTGTTGAACACACCTTCCTCATCTTCCATCTCTGAATACTCTACACCAAACATAATACCGGTGATGATGATCATTGATAAACTCATAGTTTCTCCTTTACTCAATATAGTGAGTGATTTTACTCAATCAAATTTCACAATGACCAGCAACACAAGCTAAGGTCTGAGCACCTTCTACATTGTCCTCGCCTTCGTCAAGTGAATCCCAATCAATCTCTTTAGGCATCTTAGCCAACAGTTCCTTATACTGCTCTTCTGTACAATCTTCATAAGGAGCCTGTCGATAAGATCCACCATCGTGAGGCAAGAAAGAGATACCACTGATCTCATCGAAGTTACGCCACACCCACGCTCCAACATCCATCCACTCATCTTCTTTAACTGAGATAGTCACAGAAGGTTTATGCTCACACCAGTGACGCTGATACTGCATCCATAATTCTAGGTGTTTGATAGCATCCAGATCATCCCTGGTACGAGCGCCATCAGGTGACTTCTGTGGGAATGAGAATACCACAGTAGACTCTGGACGCATAACACAGTCTTCAGCAGGGATGCCAGCATTAATCATAAATTGCGACAGAGGATCTTTTTTATCGCCCCGAACGCGACGAATATAATAAGGGCTATGTCGAGTATGAATGCCAGAGGCAGAATCAACAAGTTGAGACACAGTACCGCTAGGTTTAACACAAGTGATAGCAGCGCTTTGAGGGATGCCGAGAATGCCGCTATACTGAAGATTGGTGTCCACGGCGACCTGTCGTAATTGTTCAAGATTCTTCGCAGTTGCGTCACTAACTTCCCCCATCATTTTGTTATCAAGAATACCAGTCAAAGATACACCAAGCAAACGCTCTTCTTCAGTGTTCTTTTGCCATATCTTACGAAGGTAAGGGAAGTGCGTTAGTGTAGCCTGGAATGTACCAAGGATAGTAGCAACACGAACCTTCTTCTTCAGTGTATCTACAGTATCATCAGCACGAACAACAACCTCAGTTAGGTTACAGAACTGGTACGGACGCAATATTATTTCCGAGCATGGATTGGTACCAAAGTCATAGTTAGGATCACGACGACCATTCTTAGCTGCTTGCTTTACTGATGCTGCACGACTGAAGATACCACGCTCACCACTGTGGCTATCATACAGACTAGTCCACTCATGAAGGAACTGTGATGTATCAGGCTTCTGCTCATAGGTAGCAGAGTTATTAGCCAATGCTCGTTGACCATTCTGTTCCCACCATGAGCCTGACTTAGCGTTACGCATCTTATCATCTTGCAAGTCAGATAGAGAAATCATTGCTGAACGACGAACACCGCCAACGACAACAACTTCGCCGATCTTGCAGAGAATATCATGGCACTCGATTGATGAGAGACGACGACCAACCGCACCTTTGAACTTGGATATTGTGAATTTAAATAGTTCCTCAAGCGGTCCTGGTCCACTGGCTCGTCCACCAAATGTTTTAAGTCTTTGACCCGCTGGACGTACCTTGGATAGATCCCATTTTGCAACCTCACCAGAATATAGAAGAGCCACCAACTGTCGTAGTGCTTTTGCCCAACCTTCTTTGGAGTCGGCAACAACGATAGTAGTCTGACTATCAAACAACTGCTCAGGGACTTCAGGTAACTGATTAACATATTGTTGCTCCACGGAGAAACCTACCCCAGTTCCGCAGAGCAGGATGTACATAGCCTCATCAAATGCTTTAGGATCATCAATGGGCAGATAACTACAGTTGTATCCTGCTGTGTTATCACGCTCCAAAGCCTTACCAGCGGTCATAATAGCCCTCATGGAAGGCATTACATCCAGGTTTACTACTGCTTGTTCTAGTTCGTTACGAAGGTCACGAGTAAGAGCATAGTTGTTGTTCTTAAGCAAGTGATCTTCCATGAAGTTAAAATACCGTGATACAGTTTCATTCCAGTTCTCACGACGACGCTTCTCTGGCAGATAACGGCTGTAACGTGATTTACTGATGAATTGCGAGTAGGTGTCCATCTTAGTCATGTAATTCCTTTTCTAATAGTTCAAAACGATCTTCAACTTTGTCTATGAATCTCTCTAGCAGTTCCTCTGCGGATATGTTCAACATCTCTAATAACATTAACTCATCGTATTGACTAAGTTTACTAATTATATCTCGCAAAGTGTATGCCATATTATCCTTTCTTATGGTCTTCTATCAACCGATTGATAAACCATTGTGCTTTTTCATATTCCTGTAATGCGTCATCTTTGTGTCCTGCTCTACTAAGGTACTTCAGTGCAGACAATCGTAGGTATCCACGAAACTCCTCATCGCTGCTCTTAGCCCTCATGTAATCAATTGCTTCGATACCTCCTATCTTATAGTGTTCGGGGTTGATTGCGTCTTCTGATAACTTCTTTTTTAGTAATTCACCTAGGGTTCCCATACCGTTTCCTTAAGAAATCTAAACTAATAAAACTCTCATCAAAGTGACCATCGTTGACTTCATGAAGCATTAGTATACCACGCCAATGCTTGTTACCTTGATGTCCCATGTAATCTTCATCATGGAGATAGCAAGAACCAGCGATGATACAAGTGATGTTACTACCATCAGCTCTACGGCCATAAGCGACTTGCCTGCCTTGCTGATGTCCTACCACAGAACTCTGGTGAACCTTAGACACCATTGCTGATGCTGTTCCTACCGGTCGTCCCATCACTCCAGATACGAGGTAATGACAATAAACCACACCGTCAATAATAACAGGTTCAAGGAAATCAAACACCTCCCAACCACTCTCTTTGTATCCGAGATCATCAATGCTAAGAGTTCCGTCGAGTTTAGGATCACTTTCAATTGCTCTTGTGATCCTGTTTTCGTGGTTGCCAAGCGTGAGAACCATTCTAGGTCTATATTGTTTATCTTTGTTTCGTTTTGCTCTTGCATTGTACTCCTTCATCGGTGCTAACAGCCTCTGCATTGCTTCCCTGGTGACTTCAACATCCTTCTTATACCGTCTACCTTCAAATGACTTTGTACCTTTGTCATATGAAGATAGTGAAGGCATATCAGCAAAGTCACCAATGTTGACTATTACATCAGGCTGTTTTGCTACAATATAGTTACCTATCCAATCCAGATGATCAAGGGGAACACCGTCCTTGACTTGACAATCAGGTATGATTAGGTGTTTCATTTCAGATCGTCTTCCTCATCAAACTCTTTGAAGGCATTACGAATACGCTCAGCCATTTCATTATCTTTAGGAATGTGTTTGAAGATACCATTGTTAAGGATAGTCTCTACATGGATTTGATTAGAAATATCATAGCCGTAGATAGCACCAAGGAAGTCAGTTAAACCTTTCAATGGTACATCCCAGACATCAGCGTCATCAACAAAAAAGGTGTGTACAAAGGTACGGTTACTAGAATAACCAGGAGCAGGTTCACCACCATCAAGTTCTTCAAACTTCAATGTATATTTATTCATCTTTAGATCCTTTGCTAAGTAGAGTAATAAAGAATTCAGCATCTACAACTACAAGGGGCTTGGCTCGATTTTGCTTAATAAAGACAACTGGCTCTCCTTTGCCTTTTGCGTTTGTTTCCGCTTGCTCATAGTAACCGTATACGGCAATTCTATCCCTTGACTTGCATTCCACAGAAATTGGGCATCTGCTTCTTGCTGTTGGCGAGAGTAGGATGTCTTCACCCCCGGCTCCCATCGAAACGCTTCTAACATCATCCGTCTCCAGATTGAACTTCGCTATGATCTGATCCCGAACCCACTGCTGGAATGTTCGGCCCTTATTTTTCGCTGAGGAGGGTTTCATGCTTGTGTTTTTCCATATATATTAAAGCCTTTCGTATTATATTGATGCTATCTTTTAAGTTACCAATTCCTACATTACAATTACTACACAACAAACCACGAACAGCCCCAGTTGTATGGTCATGGTCTACAGCAAACTTTTTACCATACTTCTCAACATGAATACCACAAATATCACAACAGTTATTTTGCTTTTGCAACAACAAAAGATAATCAGACTGCGAAATACCGTACTGTCTTGTTAAATCATATTCCCTTTGCTTTTCTTTGTTTCTGGTTGTTCTTACACTTTTAGCTACGCATTCTTTACATAGATAAGAATTACGAAACAAACGACTAGATTTGTCTTGTGTTTCTTCTGTTAAAAGAGTATCGCAATCACTACATTTTTGCTTGCAAGCATAACATATTCTATCGTCATTCTCTGTTAAAAATTGTTTCTTGCACCTGCGACACTTTCGTTCTTTTGCGCTGCTTGGTTTCAATGTTTAGTGTTCCTTTTGCTTTTATCCACTTCTTAGGTATGTGCATTATACAACATACATCATTAGCATCGTTAATAGTGCTTGCTACACTAATGGCTTCTTGACTCTCTGCAACTAAATAACCAACAGTATAGGTGTTGAGGACAACAGGTTTAACATGATTAACATTGATCCATGAGTCCTCACTACAAGCATCTACCCAATGCACATAGACTAACTTGTTGGTGGTTGCCACAAATCACCTTCCTTTCGTCGTATCCACAGTAACTGTGCCATCTCAGTCATGTGGTTAATGTCACCATCATACGCTGTCAACACTGCGTTGAATAACTCCGTCTCTGTCTTTGCCTCCGACAGAATCTTTTCTGCTTTCTTAGGACCAACACCCTTCAGTCCTGGAACATTGTCAACCCTGTCACCAGTAAGCACCTGCATATAGAAGTTCTTTATTGCTTCGTCTTCAGTGACATAGTAACGAATGTTCTTGACAAAGTTGTAGTGATGTCCTCTCAAGTTATCCAGATCCTTATCGATAGAGCAGATAATGTAGTCTTCTTCACCAAGAGCGTATGCACGAATTCCAATAGCGTCATCAGCTTCTTGACCTTCTTGGACAGAGAAAGCCCAGGCATCAATCATGTACTGACGAATGATACCTAAATGCTTTGGCTTCTCTGCTACTCTAGTGCCTTTGTATGGTGCTGTTTTGGCAATGTCAAACCTAAAGTTACTCTTGCCAGTTAGATAGCCCTCACAGTCTTCAACCTCAGTGTAGGTAAAAATCAAATCCTCAAGAAACTCTGATGTCTTCTGAATCGCTACCTTTTCTGGTTCATCTTCTGTACCGAAGGCCATGCGATACGCCACAACATCGGCATCTATGAGGGCTATCATGTTTAGGCCTTCACAATACTGATTGCATTAGTATTGAGGTTACGATCCAAACCTAGACTACGCAGATACTTACGCACTGCGTTACGGGCTTGTTCATAAGAAGCAAACCCACTCTTAAACAGCTTAGAAGTAAGTCGCTTGTTTGCCTTTTTTACAATATACATATCAATCCTTTCTGTAAGTTTACGAGGATTACTACAGGACATCGTCATCATCTTCACCGTCATCTTCCGGTGAATCATAAGATTGAAGTTCCTCAATTACCATCTTCTTGATGCTCGGGGATACTCCACTCTTATTCTTGTACTTCCACTCATAAGAGGAAAGCAACACTACTGCTTTGCTGCCGTTGCCAATAGCAACATTAGATAGGTCTTCACCATCAGCAGCAAATACCTTAATAGGAATAGAACTCTTACAAGTGATGAAGTTACCTTTCTCTGGCTTATCATCGCGTGTACGAACTTCGATACCCATACTCTCAATGGCTTTGATCGCTCCTGGAGATAGGTTACAAAGATCAACACTGTACTTGTTGGTCATCTCGTTTAGTTTATTGTGAAAACACCACATTACTTCTGCTTTAACCTTGATTGGCTTGGCTGTATCCATTATTAACCCTTTCGTTAGTGGATATTGGTTGGTAATTTGTCTTGCAATAGATCAAGTGTAACAACATCTAACGCTTCTGTCAATAGTTTGTAGGCTATTTCCTTTCTGTTCATAAGGTTATCAGAGATACCGATCATGAGTTGTCCTTCATGGGTTTCATAGACAAACACGCCATGTTTGACCTGCTCTTCTGTCATTGGTTTTTCCATTAGTGTGTATCTGCCCATGTTGATCCAACTTTGTATTCACCAGTCAAAGGACAGAATAAGTCAAGCTCTTTTGTTGTTTCTTCAAGAGACTCTACTGCTAACTGTCCTACCCTTTCAGCATCTTTCTCTAACACTTCTAACTGCCATTCGTCATGCACATTAACAACGAAGTGTGCATCAAGTTTCTCTTTGCGTATCTTACCATCTAAGATAATCATTGCCTGCTTCATCACTATCGCACCAGCACCCTGCAACAGCGTGTTAAGTGCAGAGTGTGCGGAACGAACGAAAAGTTTCCTACCGTCCAGTCCTGGTAGGTAGCCTTTCTCTGCCATCCTCTCAACCTTTGTCCTAAGTGTTTTGAGTGCCGGTGTGTTATCCAGAAAAGACTTAATGAGCGTTTCCCCTTCCCTTGAGCCGCCACCCACAATTGACCCGATCTTAGCTGCTCCAGCCCCATATAGGAATGCGTAGATAAAGGTTTTGGCTTGCGGTCGTGTTTGAAGACCTGCTGCAATCTGGTTTTTGGTATGAATATCACCCTCAATGACTTCTTTGACATAATCTTTATCCTTCATGTAATGAGCCAACATCCGTAACTCTAAACCACTAGCATCAGCGCCAACAAGTTTGTACCCTTCATTGACAGTCCAGCAGTCGCGACACTCTCGACCAAAAGGACTGGATGATGATGGTATTTGCGCCATGTTAGGACTATGGTGTGTCATCCTACCTGTCACTGCCCCGTTGGTGATGACCTTACCACGCACACGCCCGTCTTCTTCAACAGCGTCAGTCCATGATTTAACTTGAGCGTACCGTTTTTGAAGCATAAGGTACTCGGCAATAAGTTTAGCTTCTGGAATATCAACTCCGTCAAGTGTTCCTTCATCAACGATCACCGATCCTTTCTCAGTCTTCTTTGTTGGCTTCCAGCCTAGTGACATAAGTCTCTTGGCTATTTGCTGTCGGCTGCCAGGGTTAAATACTTCTACATCATCTTTGAGTCGTTTTCCTGTTTTTTCGCTGTATCGTTCTGTTGTGATAGGTGGGAATACCTGCTGAAGCTCTTGCTCGATTCTGCCCATTCTGTCAGAAAATCCTGCCAGTAGTACCATACATTTAGGCACATCGAGTTTAAAACCTCTTCGCTCTTGCTTTGTAATGAGTGCAGCAACTTTATATTCGATTTCAAAACATCGGTCAGAGAATCCATACTGTTGTTTTTCTTTGAGTAGTTTGTCATATACCTTTTCCAGTAGTTCAACATCCCTGATGCAGTACTCTATCATTTCATCCGATAGGCCAGCATCATAGTCCTTGAAATCAATTTTGCTCAACCCTAGCTGGTTTCCGAATGATGCGAGGCTGTGGCCGTTTTCTCTGTTTGGGTTCAGCAGTCTTGACATGATCAGAGTATCCACGCACTGGCTCAATCGAATCTTCGTATTCCAGAGCCGATTCAGATGATACGCATCGAACGAAATGCCGTTTTGCATAACGTACACATCGTCCTTCCTTAGATAACCTCTCAACTTTTCTGCTTCCTTCCATACCTTCACCTCACCATCACATTTAGTTACACAGCACCATATCACAGACTGCTTTGTGTCAGTCTCTATGTCTAGGAAGATTAACCTTTTCATTCATATTTCGTCCACACACCGTTAAAGTGGGCATACACCCTACCATCATTACCTAGCCCAATGATGTTACCGTTACGATCACCAGTGATGCTCACAATCTTGAAAGGCTCTGTAACTCCTTCATCCTTTGTAACCTCTGCTGGTTGGTCATCTTTGACCACTTTGTTAGATCCTCTTTTGTTCTTAGGCAAGTCAGACATATTTGCTTTTCCTTATCGTAATCGCACTCATTAGTACATGGTGTTACAGCGCGTTCATAACTGTTGGACATAAATCTGTCAAGATAGTTTTACATTGCTCAGCGATAAGTCGATGCTCCTTCTGTGTACCATTGCCAGACCGTAGTGTAACATAATGAACCCAAGAGCGCAATGTACCGTTCATGTACATTCTGGACATTGTTAATCCTTCCGGTAATACCTTCCTTGCTACTTCCTTGGCTATCCCTAAATTTAAGGCGTTGCTGTAGGCTGTTTTAGCCTGTTTAAGCACCTTCTGTTGCTCATCTTGCCACCACCGTTGTGTGTCCTTGTCAGCGGTTTCTAGGCTGTTCTGACGATTCTTATTATCTTGCATCCTTGCCTCTGAGATATCCCACTGCTGTGCTTCAGCGTAACGCTGTGAGAACTCCTGGAAGGTGAAGCTGCGGTGACGCAATATCTGTCGTGCTATGTCCCTGGTACAGTTAATCTCCATGCAGACATTGATCATTTCAAAAGGACTCCAGTGCTGATTCTTAATTAAGTACCGTATCAATCGTTCATAGTCAGGGTTATCCTGGTTCTCAGGGTTCGATATTCTAGCCATGTAAGCGATTAGGTTTTCGATCTGAGGGGTTGCCCAGACAAGGCTAACATTAAGCGGTTCTAATTCTACTTCGTAAGGCACACCAGATACTTTAACCATTGATTTTCTCGCTTGTAACAAATTTAGTAAAGTCAGGTGGTTGCCATCCTTCTGGCTTTAACACCTTACCATCGTCTCGTTTCAATACCTTACCGGCGACATTATCAATCTTGGCTAGGTTGCTTGCAGAGCCTTCATCCCAGATCTTTTCACAATACCAACCCTTAGACAACATATAACCCACTATCACCCAGATCATATCAAAGCAAGCATCAATGGTTTCTACCTCGTCTTTGACAATCCTGGCTGATATAAACTCACTGTATTCCTCATTGATAAGGCGATGATATAAGGTCGCTTGCTCATCATTATATTTGTCTACAGATTGTCCTGCTGCTTGCATGAATCTTTGTACATCAGCGAACACCTTAACCACTATTCTTCTCCTTTAGTTTGGCTTCAATGGCTTCCGCAAAATCCAGCACGTTCTGATGTGCAGAACAAATGTGAAACTCCACAGCACTACCAGTGTCGGCTTTGTTGCATTTCCAGATTTCATCTGCGGTCAGCCCAACCCATGACAAGTTGTCACGCTTTTCAATATAGTCAGCAGCTTCTTCTAACAAGTCTGCTATACGATCAGGCTTACCTTCTTGGACAGACTTGCGTGTATCAATCTGTCTGCGGATCTCTGCTCTTTTACGAAGGCGATAAACTAGGTCATCCATTATTCTTCTCCTTGAGCTTGGCTTCAACCCATCGTGCAAATTCAATACGAGTTGCTAAAGGCCACGGGGCATAGATTTCCTCATCCGTCAGCCCAACCCAGGTATCCGGTTTTTCCGGAGTGCTTAGTGCTTGGCGTAGTGCTGATGCTGCATTGTGTGTTTTGTAAGTATCACCACAATCCAAAGATTCCAAAGCCTCCAACGCCATCTCTGCTGCTTTGCGTAGGTCAGTCATTTCAAACTCCTTGCTCGTATGGCGTCGGCCAATTCAGCCGGGTGCGTGGATTTGTCAGCCGCATCACAAATCTTCGCATATGCCTCACGCTCATCAGCCCGTACCAACTCTACAAAGCGTTCGATCTGCTCCATCGTGACTGGCACCGTCAGGCTTTCTTTAACCATCTTCCAGTCGGGCTTGCCCGTCGGTTCGTTGTAGGTAGTGTACAGACCAGTCCACCCAGCCTGTTTAACAAGTTCTTTAATTCGTTCGTTCATCTTAATCCCCTTCCTCTGACTCATCCTCGTCATCTTCTTCGTCTTCATGATCCTCATCCCAGGCCATAAGGTCAAGGTAATCGAATTCTTCGATATGCTCTTTATACATTCCCATTATTTAGTTCCTTATTGAAATTTCTTATGTGCGGATTCCCAAACAAAGTCTTTATCTTCGTTTAACTTGTCTAGTTCGTCATCGCTGTAAGGTGTACCATCCTCATGCTCAGCGTAACTGATGTAAGCATCACAGAAGTCAGGATAGTCCCATGTTTGAACATCTTCAACAGCAACATTATACGCTTTCATTATCTATTTCCTTCTCAGAAAGTTTATGATGGTGGTCAGTTTTGTTTACCGCACAGAAAATATCCCACAACTTTTGCATCTTTAACTCTAGGGTATACTCTAATGCCATCAGGTGATTACACACTTGGTCATCTGACATTGGCCCATCTGGCCCATCAATGTAGAGCCAATGTAGTATACCGATGTCCTCCTTAACCATCCACACATTCATTATTGCTTGTTCCAGGTCAAATCTATCCGACATATCAATTCCTTTCGTTCATTGCGTTACGGCTGTCCAAAACTGCCTTAGTGTATGGTGTCACTAATACCTTACCATCGATCTCACAAAGTAGTATCAGTGCCTTCTTGCGTACCTCTGGTGATACCGCCCAACCATACTGCTCAGGATTGTTGAGATCCTGGAGGAACTGTTTTACCTTGTCCATGTTCATTTCCTTAGAAGTATGCCAATAAAGCTAAGTATGCCTAGTAAAGTTGTCATTTTCTGCCTCTAGTATTGCTGATCCAATGATGGTAACGATTTGAGGTACTAACGCGTTTCCGAGTTGCTTAAGTCTGTCCACCCTGCCGGAAACCCCATTAGCCACTCTACCCACGTTGGGTTCAGTTGTCCACCAGTCTTCTGTTGATTGTCCGTCCACTGTACTGCAACGTCCAAGGTATCCCAACTCACCTTGCCTTCTCGGATTCGCCCACCGATGTAAACTCCCTTCCCATCCCTCGCAGCTGGTGTAGGCCATAGGCGGCTGGGTTTCTCGCTCAACGAGTCCTGCACTGCTGCTCCCAGATTCCATCCGTGAGTGCCGTTTAGATGACTCGGTGCTACTCCCTGTCCGCCTGTCATTGCTGTTGGGGTAGGCCACGATCCAGATCCTGTCCCTGCGGTGAGGAGCGCCAACGGCTGAAGCGGGTATACAATGCCATTCCGCATCATACCCGATCTCAGCGAGGCTCCTGAGAACTTCTTCCAATCCTCTAGAGCGAAGCACTGCAACATTTTCTGCGATGGTCCACCTCGGTTGCGTTTCTTTGATGAGCCTGTGCATTTCGTACCAGAGTCCTGATCGCTCTCCTGCGAGTCCTGCTCCTTTGCCTGCAACGGATAAGTCTTGGCATGGGAATCCACCTGTGATAATGTCAATTGTTCCAACATCTTCTCCTTTGAGTGTTCGTACGTCATCAAAAATAGGTACTCCTGGGAAATTCTTATTCAACACTGCATGAGTCTTTTTATCAAAGTCACAGAACGCCACAGTTTCAAAGCCACCAGTGCGCTGCAAGCCTAATGAAAATCCTCCTATGCCGCTGAATAAATCTAGGTGCTTCATCATAATGTCTCCATTAACTCTGTCATCCTACCAGTAAACTTATCGTATAGAACAGCACAGGCTGGGCCAGTCTCACCACTGTAGCGATTCTTGATCACCCTTAGCCTGGTGGTGTTGCGCTCGATAGGGTCATCAGCTTGTGCATGGCGCTCTAATCCTATCACCATATCCGCCAATTGTCCAATGGCAGCAGATCCACGCAACTGAGCCAACGAAGTAGCCGCACCTTCCTCATGGCCTTTATTGCCATCAGGCCTACGCAAGTGTGATACCGCAAACAAGGTTATGCTAGTTTCCTGCACGATCATGCGAAGTTTAGTCATGATCTCATCAATGGCTTTCCTTTCGTCACCATTGCTCTGATCACTGATAACGATACTGATATGGTCTAAAAATACAAACTTACAATCTAACGCCTTGGCCATGTACCGCACACGATTGCAGATGTTATCGATACTGTTACTGCCAAAGGAATCATAGAGGTAGATGCGATCACTGCCTAATGTGCGTTGATAAGCTAGCTCTTTCTCCGCATCGGTAGCATCAACCTCAGCGATATGCAATGGCTTGTTAGCAGCCAGGGACATTAAGGATAACGCTGTCTTCCTCACTGATTCCTCTAAAAACATTAGCCCAATGTTATGCGAAGTTGTCGTAAGTAGACGGAAGATGACTTCACGCAAGAATTGTGACTTACCTAGACCACTGCCAGCAGTCACTACGACAAGCTCCTGTCCACGGATGCCACCAGTAAGGTCATTAAGACCACCATAAGGATAGTCTGCAATTGACTTTGCCAATGGAGCCATCACCATGTCGTGCAGGTCAGTGCCTTTGACGATGCCATCGGGCACATACTGCTCTGACTTCCACCACAGGCTGACAAAAGTAGCAGCATCATTGGCTTTGAGGTAATCACAGGCATCTTTCATGTCTGCCTTGTGCTTGAATACTTTAGCCTTAGCACCAAAAAGCTCAGCCACGGATTGTGCTGCCTTTTGTCCAGGTTCATCAGCATCAAAGCAGATCACAATGCTATCAAACCCATCTAAATACTCATACGCTGCCTTGCAATCCTTCAACGCACCACTAGCACCACTCTTAATCGATAGCACAGGATACTTTGACCCTAGCATCTGAAACCCTGCCAATGCGTCTAATTCACCTTCTACGATGGTAACAGCCTTGCCACCACTGGTGAATCTGTCCATTCCGAACAGTGGTAACTCTGCCTTACCTTGCCAATGGAATTGTTTTTCCTTGACGTTACGAACCTTATAGGCATCGTTACCATAAGGATAGTAATGCTTTGCACCATCATCAGAAACCTTGACTTGGTAGTGTCTACAGGTGTCTACGGTAAT